CGCATTTTGCGTGTACGGAGTCCTTGTGGTAATTGAAGATCTAGCGGTCTTCACCGCGTATTGGCATGTGCCGATGCCCTTATAGAGTACTTGACCTTCTTTTAGGCCCTACGGTGCCTATCTGAAGTATATCAAGCACCTCTATATGATGATACCTTTAAAAGATTATCTTTTATTCAGCTTTTACTGTAGCTTCCCTTTACGGGATTAACAGTTAACCCAATATGTTTTACATATAATCCTTGTGTACTTTACCAAGAGCAAGGTCACTCATTTGAGTGATAGTTTTGGTTATTGATGTAGTTTTGGTACTACTTTATCTTTATCCGGGACGTTGCCGCGTCCAAAATTTGTTATTTGTTTTACACTTTGTTACTGATCACCTGTCGTTGCAGGAGATCTATTGCTATAATTAATAGCACATACTAGTATTTAGAGACTAGAACTTAAGTTATTTGAGCTTACCAAATCATGGAAATTCAAACGTTACTTGGGTCACGAAACGACCAAATGCTAAGCTTGGCTAATTTTACTAATCAATTTTACGGAATAGATTTGATAGTGGATAATTAATCCATCATATCCTTTGTAAGAAGGATTACGGTTGAACATTTGACTAGTAATTATAGATTATTAGATTGACTTACCCCTTGAGCAACTTCTTAAAAGAGTTTGGGGTTCCACCCTTTGGAATGGGTGGAGTGTGTGAACGACATGGAGCAGTGACACGATTTATCGTGGTACAATCTCTTATGTTAGTTATTTAGTTATTTTGTTCCAGTCACTTTCGATCTTGTATCTGTTATCTCGACAGATATATTGCGAATTTGATACCAAGTTTTATTTGGAAGGCGAAGGCTTCAGCCTTCCATATTGAGACAAGTTTTAGAGAGATCTGGCGCTTTTTGGGTTAATCCCCCACTAAGCATCAATGTAGCAATGAAGTTAGTAATCATGCTCAAGAAATTCCCGAAACGTTGTTCCCCCAGAACGACACTTTACCGAGAAACGATGATCCCCTGATTGTGGGATCTTTACAGTCCATTAGTAAAATTTTGGACGATCTTGGCAAACATTGTAATCTTGTTATATCAGACAGCGTTCTAGCTGAAGTAGAAGGGCTTATTGCCCTTTTTATAACTGTTCAAGGTTGTGATAACTTTGCCTCGATATCATCTGCAGTGTTCTTATATCTGCGGAAATTCTTCAATAAGTCCGTGACTCGCCAAGTCATGGAGTATTTTAGCGATTTATTCGCTTGTGAAGTCCAATCTGGTGTTGAAGATTCTTCACCAATGCCTGAATGGCTATCTCTCATGAACTCTATTCGTGATAATTGGGATTTAGCCAAGGGCAACAAATTGTTTACCCACTTTTCAAAAATGCTTGGATTGTTGGTTACTTTGGGCCTTTGTAAGGCCTCTGATGTTACCTTTGTAGTCAAAGACTATAAGTTGTGGGAACCTGATTTTAAGGTTATCCATGGCAATGCAGTCGATGTGGCAGACGCAGCGCTTCAGAGCGTTGTGTTTTTTGTAGAAAGTATTTCTTTGTGTTGTAAGCACAAGTCTCTTAGACCTTTGTTGGTTAATGATAGAGCTGCTGCTGAAATAGATGAAGAATATGCCACTGTAGTACTTTGGTGGGATCTCGTCAAGAACGGAAATCTTAAGCGAGTAGCTGGAGTTTCTGATTCTGAATTTGATCGTAGACTTGAATGTCTGTGCACGAAATTGCGCAATCTTCTTTCTTTGAAAACTAGTTTTGAGAAGAAGTTGATTCAAGATAAATTCATGCGCTTACTTAAAGTTAAGAACGATTACATCACTATGAAAATTAGCAGTGGTGTGCGCAAAGCTCCTTTCACAATTGAATTGTGTGGAAAGAGTAGTCAAGGAAAGACTACTTGCGCTGATCAGCTTATTGATGCGCTTTTGACAAGTGCTGGTTATCCAACTGGCAAAGAATATCGCGCCTCATATAACGCTTCCGACAAGTATATGTCTACTTGGACATCGGATAAGTTGGTATTGACCGTTGATGACATGGCCAATGACAAGAGCAATTTTGTTGAAAGGCCTCCTACGAGAGTAATCATTGATGTATGCAATAACCAACCCTACTATGCCAATATGGCTGATTTAGATAGTAAGGGGAAAGTTTTTGTTGAACCAGCTATTTGTGTTATCAACACGAATGTTAAAAATCTCGATGCGTTCACGTATTCAAATTGTCCTTATTCGATTCAAAGACGAGCTGTAGCCGTGATCTCTGTTGTGGCCAAACCAGAATTTCAATTTATTGTTGATGGTAGACCCCAGGGAATAGATTCTACGAAAGTTGTGGAATTCTATAATCGCACTGGTCAAAATCCCACTTTTGATGATTTGTGGCTTTTAACTGTTGAAAAGGCTGTCCAACCAGATGACCTTAAAACTTTAGCAGATTACAAGCCAGTTTCATATCGTGGTAAACCACTAGTTGATGCACCTTTTCGACTAGTTGTTCAGTACTTGATAGATGAATTCACAGCACACAATATGGCACAAGACGATATTTTAGAACGTATGAAATCTCGATCGTCTCGTGTACATGTTTGTGGTGTTGATGGTTGTCGTCAGATTCAAGGATATTGCGATAAACACAAAATGGAGAAACAATTCGGAGAAAGCATAACAGAAGCTTATACTTCGGCCGTTGATATGGTCGTTAAAAGAGTTAAAAGAGATGTTTTTGGACTTGAAGCGACCATTGAGGGAGCTTGCGTGGTTGCCCTGATGGGCGCTGCCAAAGGATTTTACCATCATTGGGATTGGATATCTTGTATTCCAACTCCTTGGTTATCCAATGAGCGCGTCCTTCAAATGCTCATGTACATCAACAAAGATTCATTGAAACGACGTTATGCTGCATGGACATTGATACTATGGACCATCACTGGAGCTATTTTCTATGGTTTGATAGCAATTGAATCACAAATTTCTAGTCATGTACTATTTTGGCTACTTTTGTGTGTGCTAGGTTTTAGTCTAACCTTTCAAAAATATATGGTGAGTGTACTATTACTCGATTTCGAAACGAGATTGGTCGATCGTAACACTATTGATCCCATGTTCCGTGAATTCAGGGATTCTCATGTATCTAAGATATGCAAAGCTGTTGGTGTTGTTGGTGTTTTATACACTATATCACGGCTCTACAAATCCTGGAAATCTATGAAAATCCAAGGATCGCTCGAACCAACAACGAAAATTGAAGTTGAAGAACGAGACGCGGAAAAGAATATTTGGACTACGACATCTGTACGTCATTTGCCTGTACGGACTGACGCCAAATCGACCACTCCTACACAGTTAGCAGGTCTAGTTGCCAAGAATTTGGTATACGGAACTGTTAC